TTATATCTGGTCAGATGAAGATCAACCGTGTGCTTGACGATGACGAGGTTATGGCTATTAACGAAGCTGCGGGGATGCAGGATCTTCCTCGACTGTCTCAGTTAATGGCGAAGAGTCAATCTCGGTCCTCGGACCTTGCACCTGTGTCGAAGAAAGAAGTCCTTGAGGGTGAGATTGTAGGTGAGAAGAGCGCCGCGTATGCGAAGCTAGAAAAGGAGGCCGCTGAAACTGGGTCCTCGGGCATTCGTTCTTTGAAAGAGTTGAACATGGAGCTTCAGGGTGTAGACGATGCGTTTAATACTGGCAACGCATCTATAAACATTGACAAGTCCTTTGATTTTGTGAGCGGCGGCGATCCGGTTCGATCTACGTCTGACGAGTTTGTTGACTCTGTCAAGGATTCTTATGAGTTTGCTCGGGAAGAGGGCTTTAGCCGTGGCGAGGCTTTGATATCTGCTGTTCGTGAGAGAGTTGATGACTACAACAATATTTATCCTGATGCGTTGGATTTGAATTCTGTTCTTGACGATGTGTCTCGTAACGTGAATGACGACTTTGGTTTTGATCAGGCTCTTGGAAGATTTCGTGAGGGTCAGACTAACCGCAAAGCTTTGGAAGCGGAGTTAAGCACAAAGCAGAACAAGGCTCGTTTTGCGGAGTTGGAGGCTGAGAAGCAACAGTTTCGTCAGTCTTTGGGTATTACTGATGATACTCCGCCGGAAGAGGCTCAGAGAATTATTATGGACTTTGCCAATAAGCAACAGTCTGGTATTTCTGGGGCAGGTATTCCTGATCCCACTCCTCCGAAGCCTAACTTGAGGCTAGTGAAGAAGGCTGCGGGTGGCAAGGTTGACATGCGTTCTGGTATAGGCGACTTATTTAAGGTATATTCATAAAATGCGTACAGACAAAGAAATTATGAAACAGGCTGACAGGGATGTAACAAAGCTCCCTGACAACGAGTACGATAGATTTCTTGTGCTTGAAAAAATCAAGCGGGAGAAAATGGATAAGTTGGCAAAAGCTGATGGCGGCATGATCAAGGGCTTTAGTCCTATTGCCCGTCCACAGAGATTCAAAGGAACATTCTAATGAATAGATACAGATCTCATGTAACAAAGTCTGAAAACAAGCGTTTAAGCGCTTACCGTCAAAAGATGAAAATGAAAGCTGGCGCTGCCGACCTAGAGAAAAAAGTCAAGGCCGCTGTTGATGCGTCAAAAAAAGAGAAAGATTACAGTCCTAGAGCCTCACAGAATTTCAAGGATTACAACCCCGAGAAGCCTGCTTCTAAGTCTATGCCCCTACCAAAGTCGAAGCCAAAGAAGCCAGCTAAAAAAACTGCCAAGAAGAAAGAATCTTCTGGTGTTATCTTTGATACGACTGGTACGCAGCCGGGTAAAACTATTAAAGGACGTAAGGACGGCGGCATGAATGCTGTGCCATCCAAGTACGAAGGCTTTTCAAAGTTACCAGAAGGTGTGCAGCAAAAGATAGATCCAAACCTTGCAAAGAAATATAAGACTGGCGGTATGAGCAAGGCTGTACTAAAAGCTCGTGGCGGAACTTTTAAAGGAACATTTTAATGGCATTACCTCCACAGATGGTTGCACCTGCAATGGGCCCCGGCGGACCGGGGATGACGGCAGAAGAACAGATGACCGAGGTCCAAGTACCTATGGATCAGCAGGACATGTTACCTCCGGGTATTGAGATTGTTGGCGAAGAGCAGTTGATCGAGGTTGAAGCTGAAGAGTACGATCACAATGCGAACTTGGCTGAAGTACTTGATGACTCGGTACTTGGAGCTTTGTCCTCGGACCTTGGTTCTAAGGTAGATGAGGATAAGTCTTCTCGTGAGGAGTGGGAAGAGACTATATCGAAGGGTTTAATATTACTGGGGATTAATTATGAGGAGCGTTCCGAACCGTTTCTTGGTTCGTCTGGTGTAACGCATCCGTTATTGAGTGAAGCTGTGACGCAGTTTCAGGCGCAGGCATACAAAGAGATGTTGCCTCCGGGTGGTCCTGTAAAGACGCAGATACTTGGTCAGCAGACTAAGGAAGTTGAGGATCAGGCCCAGCGTGTTAAGGACTTTATGAATTACCAGATTACGGAGGTAATGGAGGAGTTTGATCAGGACACGGATCAGATGTTATTTTACCTTCCGATTACTGGTTCTACATTTAAGAAGGTTTATTTTGATCCGACACGGCAACGTGCTGTGTCTAAGTTTGTTCCGGCTGAAGATTTGGTTGTGCCGTATGCTGCATCAGATTTGCGCACAGCGGAGCGTTACACACATGTCGTTCGTATGAGCGAGAATGAAATCCGTAAGTTACAGGTAGGAGGTGTATATCGAGATGTTGACTTGTCTGCAACAGAAGATGAAGAGTCTGACTCAACAATTCGTGGAAAGGCTGACGAGCTTCAGGGATTGCGCCCGGGATACAGTGACGAGCTTTATACTATCCATGAAGTCCATGTTGATCTTGACCTTGAGGGATTTGAGGATCTGGATGAGGAAGGCGAAGCTACGGGTATCAAGCTGCCGTATATCGTCACTATGGACGGTGATTCGGGACAGATTCTCTCGGTAGTAAGAAACTACCGTGAGCAGGATCCAATGCGCCGCAAGCGTGATTACTTTGTTCACTTCAAGTTCCTGCCCGGTTTTGGTTTCTACGGGTTTGGTTTACTGCATATGATTGGAGGATTATCTCGTGCTGCCACATCTATTCTCCGTCAGCTTATTGATGCGGGTACGCTCTCGAATTTACCGGGAGGTTTCAAAGCCCGTGGTGTTCGTGTCAGAAATGACGATGAACCTATTAACCCGGGTGAGTTCCGCGATATCGATGTTCCCGGCGGTGATGTTCGGAATTCTATTATCCCACTCCCATACAAGGAGCCTTCTTCAACGCTGGCTCAATTACTCGGGGTGGTCGTTGATTCAGGTAGACGCTTTGCACAAGTTGCAGACACAAAGGTCGCGGATGTAAATTCACAGGCCCCTGTGGGAACAACAGTAGCACTGATCGAACAGGGCTCGAAGATTATCTCAAGCATTCATAAGCGCCTACATTACGCACAAAAAGCAGAGTTCCGTATGTTAGCGGAGATCTTTGCTACGAATCCGATGCCGTATCCATACATGGTTGGTCCGAATGTCAACCCACAGATAATGGCACAAGACTTTGACGGGCGTGTAGATATTCTCCCTGTCTCCGACCCGTCAATCTTTTCTATGGCCCAGCGCTTGTCTCTTGCACAGACACAGTTGGAATTAGCAAAGGCCGCGCCGCAGATGCATAATCTGTATGAAGCCTATCGCCGGATGTATGATGCGTTGGATGTAAAGAATATCGACGCTATCCTACCAGTACCGCCGCAGCCGCAGCCACAAGATCCTGCTATGGAAAATGCTATGGCTCTGAAGGGTGCACCTAGTCAGGCATTTAAGGAGCAGGATCACCGTGCTCATATCAGAGTTCATGCATCCATGATCCAGTCCCCTGCTATTCAGGCTAGTCCGCAGGCTTTCTTGTTGTTGCAGGCTCACATTCAGGAGCATGTGTCTTTGTTTGCTAGGGACATTGTTGAAGATGTATTCCAAAAAACAGTTCAACAAGCACAAATGGCAGGAGAGGTAGTGCCACAGGTTGACCCAATGGCTGTAGAAGCTATGGTTGCACAGCAGATATCAGAGACACTTGAACAGTTGGCACCTCTTCTTATCCCACCGCAAAAGCCTGATCCACTGGTTGAGATTCGCCAGCAGGAGTTGCAGAACGATACGCAAGAAATACAACGTAAGATGCAGAATGATGCAATGGACTTCCAGATCGATCAGGCTAAGTTGGAGCAGTCTGCACAATTGGCTATGCAGCGTATGCAAGCGCAGCAGGGCATTGCCAATGATCGTAACGATGTGAACATCTACCGTATTAACACTCAAGCTGCTTTGAAGAGAGGTCAATGATGATGATGTGGGACATGCACAATCACACCACTAAGAAGCAGGCGGAAAAAAACAGGAAAGCCGATGAAAAACCCAGCCACAAGGTTAAATGAGGCAAGCGAGGTCACGATACCTCTCCGCAACCTGATTAGTATGATTGCTTTTACCGGCGTTTCTGTTTGGGTTTATTTTGGTTTGGTTGAGCGTATCGCTTTCCTTGAGCATAACCTTGAGCTAACTATGCAAGAAGTAGAAGAGAATGATAACTGGATTGATGACTTTGAGCCGCCAAAATCTGTGCAGGACACTGTCAAGCGAGTGCATGATCTAGAGATTGAGTTAGCTCGAATAAAATTAATGTTAGGGGATAAGTAGTGTTACAAAGCTTAATAGGACCGGCGACCGAGTTAATTGGTAAGTTTGTCGAGGACAAAGACCAGAAGAACAAGTTGGCGCATGAGATTGCCACTATGGCGGAGCGCCACGCACAGGAACTTGCCAAGGGCCAGTTAGCTATCAATGCTGAAGAAGCCAAGTCAAGGAATCTTTTTGTGGCGGGTTGGCGACCGAGCGTGGGATGGTGCTGTAGCTTGGCCCTATTCGCTCACTTTTTGGTCTTCCCGACTATGGATGTAGTGACTGCATATATGGGTGTTGAGGCAGTAGCGTATCCATCTTTTGATATGGACAGCCTAATGACTGTCTTGTTGGGTATGCTTGGCTTGGGGGGAATGCGTAGCTTCGAGAAGGCGAAGGGGTTAACCAAATGAGCTTTTTACGGAGACTATTAGACATGCTGTTTCTGAATAATCATGTAGGGGACATGGCGCAGCACAGAGTGCACACAGCCAAGTACGAAGATCTGTGTAAGTAATGTCTGTCGAGACTTTTCTCAGGTGGAAGATCCTGCCGCGATTTATGATGCTGGCTAGTACGATAATGTCTTGGCGCTGCGCCGAATGGTTTATGGATTTACCAGATCCAACTTCGCAGCAATCAGCCTTTGTTTCGGTGGTGGTTGGTGCCATGACTGGCGTTTTTGGGATCTGGATGGGCCATGAGCACAAATAAGCCTAGCCCTTGTGTAGGTATTTGTGTCTTAGACGAAGAACGTGTAAGATGTATTGGCTGTGGGCGTACCATAGACGAGATCATTAACTGGGGAAAAAAATGGCAGGACCAAGAATAAATCAGTTTGCAGATGATCTCGGTATCAACCGTTCTTCCGCAAAGAAACTTATGGCTAAAGCCCGTGGTCGCAAAGACGGCGGGTCAGAGACATTGGAAAAACACATGTCATCAGTTGTAAATGCCAAGAATGGCAAGTACATGTCGTGTCGTGGCATGGGCAAAGCAATCAAAGGTGGAAAGTTCCGTGGAGTTAGTTAATGGGTAACTGGAACCAAGATTCATCTGGTCTTTCCGATGAGGATATGGATCAATCCCTCCAGCAAGATATTGCGATGGCGGGGGCTATGGCTGACGGGGCGCAGACCACAGGTAATTACACCTTTGGTGGAAACTTTGTAAACGACGCTGATAACCCGGGCTACACTGGTCCATCGACCAACATGAACCAAGCTGTAACAGACATGCAGAGTCTTTTTAATACTCAGCGTGGAATTACTCCCTCGAATCCATATGGTAAAGAGGGCCTTTTTAGCCGAGTTCTTGGTATAGACCCCAGTAAGATAGACTATTCAGCCAACATGAATCTAAATACTCGTATGGGTATTGCTAATAATCAGTTTTCAAAGTACATGAACCCTCAAAATGTAAAGGGTCAAATTGGTTACAACCCCGCTTATGACACGGCTGAAAAGGGCAAACTCCGTGCGGGGGTGCAGGACGCAGGATATCAAACAGTTTATGGACCTGTAATGGAGCAGGCTCGAAAGCAAGGCACGGGTGAAATGCTTGCTCGTGGAGCAATGGGTCTTGCTGGTGGACCCATTGGAATGGCCTTGGCTCAGTTGGGTACTAAAGAGTATGGCTTGCCCGGTGTGTCTGGTTTTGATTCTTTTGATCCTAACAATCCCCGTCCGGGTGGTGGTCTTCTAGGTCAGTTTCTTGGTGGTTTAAATCCAACCCAAGCCAAAGATGCGCTTGTTGGTGCTTTTGCTCCTGTGGCCCCAGCCCCAAAACCTACTCCAATTGGCACTGCTCCACCAAATCTAACAGGTTTTGAGGAAAAGCGTAGTCAGCATCCTCTGACTGGAGAGAAAACAGTATCTACTCCTGTTGACAACACTCTTCAGCCGGGTTTTAGCCGCACAAGAACTGAAACACTGCCAGATGGTAGGACGATTACTGTAGATAAAGAAACAGGTGCGGCACTTGGAACGAATCTGTTTGGTGGGCCGCAAAGCTCCTTACAGAATACTGTGGCTGGAGAACAGCTTGCAGGAAGTCTTTATGACACGTTGTTCAGAGATCCAAACATATCTCCAGAGGCTAGAGATATATTAAAAGAAAAAGGCATGACAATTGACGTTCTGTTTGCTCCCAAGGTGTCATCACCAGTAGAAGAAAAGCCAGACATTATGGACCTGATTGAGAAAGCAACACAAACTAGCGCTCTCGGAGGATCTTCAACTGCGAATCAAATTGCTCAAGTAGATTACTCAAACCTCAAAAATGTTGGGGGCAACATGTACCAGCCTGCTCCTGAGACTAGCGCCTTTGACAGCTTCCTTGAGAGGTTCGGAATGAAAGAGCGTAAAAGAAAACCGAGTGGGCAGATATACTCTCCAAGCGGCTCTTCTAATTTCTTTGGCGATATGTTCGATAATTTAAGAAATTAAAAAAAGAATGAGAGAACTCATAGAGAATTGGGTGCACACTGATTTAAGTGTGGTTGATGCACAAGCTGGCTTCGCTCCTTGTCCTTTTGCAAAGAAGGCACTACAGGACGATAGGTTAAAAGTTGTTGAGTGTCTGGATCAGGAAGATCTGTGGAAGACCGTAGTAGCACAGTGCAAAAGATTTACGTCCAACCACTCGGTTGTTATTTGTGTTGAGGAAAATGCAGAACAGCCTTATGATCAAGTTGAAGCCGCATGCGTGGTAATGAATGAATGGTTCGCTGCTAATAAGATAGATTTATGGTTATTAGCTTTTCAAACAGATTTTACAATGGTATTCATACAAAGGTTGTCAGAGTTAGATGACGCTAGCAAAAAGCTAGAGAAAATGGGATACTACGAAAACTACACAAAAGACGATTATATAGGTCTAATCTTAACCCGAAGAAGGAAACGAGAAAATGGCTGGAGCTAAAAAGAAAGTTATGCGCCGCAATCGTGGTGGTAATGTAGTAGCTAAAAAAATGATGGGCGGCATGAACAAAGCCAAGAAAATGGCTATGCGTCGTATGCGCGGAGGCGCTATAAAAAAGAAATAAGGGGCATGTATGGACGTTTATAATTTTATTAGTCAATACAACAAGAGATTGATTGATAGGATGGATGACATAAGTCAATCCATCACAAGTGGTAGTGTTTCCGATTGGGAGGACTACAAAGCAAGAGTCGGCGAAATACAGGGTGTCGCTTATGCTCTTGATGAATTAAAGGCCCTGCTGAAAAAGGTGAATTATGTCGAAGACACTGATAGTACCTGACTACGTTGTCGCGCAACGCGAAGCGAAAAAGAAGGCCGAAGAGGCCGCAAAGAAAAAATCCCTTACAGAAAGAATTCCACAACCCACTGGATGGCGTATATTAGTCATGCCGTATATGGGTCGTGATAAGACTGAAGGGGGTATTTATGTTCCTGATCAAGTTAGAGACCGTGAGTCAAAGGCTACTGTTGTGGCTTATGTCGTCAAGGTTGGGCCTCTAGCATACAAAGATGCCGACAAATTTGGTGGCGGTGATCCTTGGTGTAAGGTAGGTGATTGGGTGTGTATCGGACGATACGCTGGCTCTCGGTTTAGTATTGAGGGTGGTGAAGTCCGCATTATCAACGATGACGAAGTCATCGCAACCATCGTCGATCCAGACGATATCAAGTCATACGGAGGGTAGTTGTGTCAACTAACGCCGCAGAAACTGAAGAAAAAGAAATCGAAGTTATAGAGGCAGAGGATGATACTTCTGCGGAGCTCGAGGTTGTTGAAGAGGAACAAAAAGAGGAAGAATCCGAGTCAAAAGAAGAGGAGCTCGAGCAATACTCTAAGTCTGTGCAGACTAGAATAAATAAATTAACGCACAGATATCGTGAGGAGGAAGCTCAAAGGAAAGCCGCTGTTGACTTTGCGGCAGAAGTAAAGAAACAGAACGACGAGCTAAAAAATCGTTTAGAGTCTCTGGATCAATCTTACGTCGGTGAATTTGACACTAGAATTAAATCACAGGCGGAGGCTGCTAAACAAGCGTATCAAAAAGCTTACGAAGAAGGCGATGCTGACGGCATGTTCGAGGCTCAAAAGAACATAAGCCGTTTAGCTCTAGACGAAGCGCAGTTGGATCAAGCTCGAAAAAGGCAAGAAAGAGCCAGTGTTGCCAAAGAAGAAGCAAATAATGCTCCGGCTCCGCAACAACAAGCGGCGCAACAACCTGCTCCACCTGATCCGAAAGCGGAGGCTTGGGCTTCTAGTAATGAATGGTTTGGCACTGATCAACCCATGACATACGCTGCTTTTGGCGTACACAGACAGTTAATCGAGGACGAAGGATTTGACCCAGCGTCCGATGAGTACTATAATGAACTTGACAAGAGGATTCGTGCAGAGTTTCCACAAAAATTTAAGGAAACAAAGCGCGGTGATTCTGGACCCCGAGTCGCTTCTGCGGAGTCCAGTGCTTCTAAAGCACCGTCAGGAAAGGGGCGCAGAACAGTCAAATTGACTCCTTCGCAGATCGCAATAGCGAAAAGGTTAAATGTTCCGCTTGAAGAATATGCTAAGTATGTTAAGGAGTAAGAGATGACTGATTCTACAAGAACGCCACGCGAAGCGACAACTCGCGCTAAGACCCAGCGGCGCAAGCCTTGGGCACCGCCTTCAAAATTGGAGGCCCCGAAAGCACCGGACGGTTACCAACATCGTTGGATTCGTACATCACTTCGTGGTGAGGATGACAAGATGAATGTAAACGCCAAGCTTCGGGAAGGTTGGGAGCCTGTACGGGCTGACGAATATCCTGAGATGGCTGGTAAGTATCCAACTATCGATGATGGTCAGCATGCAGGTGTAATAGGAGTAGGTGGCTTAATGCTTGCTCGTATCCCAGAGGAAACGGTAGAAGAGCGAACTGAATACTATCGGGAGCAGACCCGTCAACAAATGGAAGCCGTGGACCAAAGCCTGATGAGGGAACAACATCCCTCAATG